TGCAGCGCCGGCGGGCAGCGTTGCGCCGAGCGGCAGATTGGCGAAATCGAACTTCACGCCATTGACTGTCAGCGCGTCTCCCGCTCTGAGCACGCTCAATTGATCATCCCGGCGCTGAGGGCTGAACTTGATGCGCATTATTTCCACCTCCCTTGGGCCATGTAGCAAATATCGATTGTCGCTGCCGTCGATCGCGCGATCTGGCTTGCGATGTAGACGCCTGGCCAGCTTGACTGGTTTGAGAGCCCGGCAGGCACGGTGAAGCACTCGAACTCGCCGGTTGCAGTGATGCTGATTGTGGGTATCTCAGAGAACGGCGCCGGGTAGGCAACCGCCGCTTCGATAGCACTGAAGAACAATGCGCCGGAGGAGGCGTTCATCGTCTTCGGCACACGTCGCGTGCACCAGCACGTCAGCGATCCATCGAGGTACTTTGTGTAACTGCCGCTCGAATTCGAGCCGCGCTCGATAATCGCGCCGGCGGCGACTGTGCCGACAACATCAGCCACGGCGGCACTCTTCAGGCCGAGGCCTGCCCGGCCTGCTGCTGCCGTTGCTCCGCCTGTGCCGCCCATGGCAACCGGGACGATGTCCTGGCTTGCAACATCTCCAAGGCCGGCAAGCGTCGCGCCCCACTGATCGACGATCTGACGTAGCCGGTCTGCGGACTCTTTAACGTATCCCTGCATTGGGGCCAGCGCGTAGCTGCCCGCAGTAACTGTCGCCCCTTGATAGGCCGGCAGAATCGAAAGCACGAGATCACTGGCAATGTTCACAACCTCATACCAGCGGCCATCTGGCCCCAGGAACGCGTCGCCAACTCGGCTATTCGCGGAGAAGTTAGTATTAGTACCAGTTACGGTGGTTTGGCCAGAAGCAATTGCAACTGTGCCTGTTTTATACCAAGGCATAGAAGTTCCTTAGTTCAATGGAAAGGGAAGACCGGATGTCCTGATAACAAGTGCACGAGGAAGGAGCGCAGGCACAGCGCGCCAATAGTTTATCGGTGAGCTACCGACCGATGTTCTTGTTGTTGCCGCCGCAACAGTGAAGATAAATCGGACCCCGCCTACATAGCCGCCTGCACCCTCTTGGCATCCATACTCTAAGCCGCCGTATCCAGCAGCGGAGCCGTTGCATAAAGCAGACCTGGTGAATGTGATCGACGCCGCTAGCTCGCCACCAGTGACCGGCACGTCTACGCACGACTTCATCTGGTTGTACGTTGCGCCACCGTTATTTCCGATCATCTGGTTGTAGCCGCCGGCATATGCCGTGTATCTGACATCGTTGGCAAATATCGCGCCGGGCGGAGGAGCCTCTACAGAGGCAATGATGTTCAACGGCGCCTGGGCGGAGTTGAACGTGAGCTCCCATGGGTTCTCCTTGAAGCACTTCAACCCATTGATTGGCCCGTCATCAGACATCAAGTCGAAGACATACGCTTTCGTTGAAGTTGAAGCCCCAACGAAAAGCAGTGTCTTTTGCCCATCAACCAGCATCTCCCCGCACGGACTGCCGTCCCCAACAAGGAACGCTATGGGTGAAGACCACTTGCTTAGCGAGATTCCATATATGGGCTCCCGAGGAGCAGTGTCATCCGCCCAATTGGCACCGTTATTTGGGTCGAGGTTTGCACTGCGTAGATACTTTTGCGGCCAATTACCGACGAACTGTAAGTACCCGCTCTTTCTCAACCCATATGAAATCAGATCCGTATCAAACAGTAGCTGCTGGTCCTGCTGTCTATATGCAACAAACTTTCCAGGCATCAGTAGTACCCATAGTAGATGCGACAGTTAGCCGAAAAGTAGCCCCAGCCACTTGTGCTGTAGGAATACGCCCATGACATGGTGTTTCCCGAAATGCTTACGCCTGGCCGCTTGCCTTTCTCCCGATTCAAATCGACCAGCGGCACGACCATGTAGAACCGCTGCCGACCTGCCGGTACCGGCGGCAGCGTGGCGCTTCCGTTTGCCGCAGCGGTCACGATGCTTCCCTGCATCTGACTGATCAGGACCGTCATGTCGGTCACAACCTGGCCGCTCTCCGCGAAAGCAAGAAAACCGGTACTCATATACCGATCCCCATCTTCGTTGCCGGATTACCGCTGTTGTAGTAGGTGTTGACTTGGCCGTTGGTGATCAACGTCGAGCCGTTTGCGTCCTGCCCGCGGAACGCCACTTGTCCAGTCTTGAAGTTCATTTCCAGGAGCGGCCGATTGTTCGCGTCAACAGCCTCGGAAACAATCGACATGCCCGCGACAATCTGCTGAATGAACGCCGTGTTGATGACTGCCGAGTTAATGAACACTTGCCCGTTCTGAACCACGAATGGGCTCGTCAGAGCACCGTTTACTCCATTGACTACCGCGAAGCGATCCGCCTGGACCAGAAACTGGCTCTGCAGCCCACCGGGGCCGTTCTCGATACCGAGTCCGATGCTCGCGGCAACGTACTGCCCATAGTTGTTGAGCTGCATCTTCACAGCCCACATCGTGCTGGCCTTGCCTTCAAAATTGGCCTGGGCCTGACTGACGGTCTGCACCGCCGCGTTCGTCTGCCCAATCGAGACTTCCAGCGTCTCCGATCGCTTGGCCTGAACCTCATCTGCAGTTGCGCGCACGCGAGACTCATCGGCGATCTTCGCGGAATGCTCCCACGCCTTCATCGCCCCGGCCAAGTCGCCTTCGCCGTCTTCGTCGCGACTATCCTGGGGAGGGACGAATGTTGCTTGCATCAGCCCGATACGCTCAGCCAGAACCTGGTCACCGTCGGCCCTTGCCACCTCCTCGGTCGCCAGCCCTGCCTCGTTTTCTTCGACCGCGGCTTCAATATTGCTGAACCTTGTGGCCGCTGCCTGCTCGCCTGTTGCGACCACGCGCTCAAGCGCGCCGATTGATGCAGAGTTGTCACCCACTTCTGCATCAAGCGCAGTGATCCGCTCGACCATTGCGAAGTTCTCGCCGGCCCTGGTACGCACTTCCTGAGCAAATCGGGCCCGTGAATCCCAGCCATCCATCGCATCTGCAAGCTCCCCCTCCCCGCTCTCGGCGCGATATGCGGCCTGGACTGCCTGGATCATCGACGCCTGAGCCTCGATCCTGCCGTCGATCTCAACAATGTCGCTGGTGTTTTTCTGAACTGCGCTGGCAAGGCCATTTGCAACTTCGGCGATGCTGCCGATATCGACCCAGAATGCTGGGTTCGGCGGCCCATTGCCGCCATCCGACGCAGCGGGCACGTTCGCAATCGCCGTGTAAAGCCGGTGACCGCTGCGCACGCTATCGTCACGCAGATACGAATTCTCAGGCACGTATTCAAGCGGGTCGGTGATATCGCTGATTAGATCCTCAAGTTCCTCTTTCGCCTGATTGATCCTATCGTTCACCGAGCCCGGGGCGTCGCCGGAGATTTTCTCGATCTCCTTCAGCAGCTCCTGGCCGAGCTCGCTCTCGCCGATCTGGCCGGCGATCATCTCAAGAATCGGCGCAGCGTCAGAACTGGAGCGCCCCAGCACGCCGCTGCCCACTGGATACCAAGCCCCGATGTTGCCGGTTCGATCCACCAGGCGAGCCCAGAAGAAGAACGATACGCCGGCGGCCAGGCCAATCATTTTGAAGTCGCTCTGCGGATACGCCAGGTCGGTGAGCTTCGTCGCCGACTCCAGGCTGTTGCTCGGGCTGTACCAGATCTCGGTGCGCTGGGTGTCCTCGGCGCCAACGGGGAAGGTCCACTTCAGGCCGATGGCGAATAGCTCGCTGGTGGCGGTCAGGCTGGTGAGCGCCGGCGGCAGGCCCTCCTTGCCCTTGAGCTCGGTAAGCACGGATGACGTCCAGGTCGAGGTGATATCGAACGGACTCACCGCACGGACGCGGGCCAGGTAGGCGCCGGCGTAGAACCCCACAACATCGACGGACGTAGTGCCGGTGCGCTGCAGCCGCATCCAGTTGCCGCTGTCCTTGCGCCACTCAGCGTCGTAGGCGACAGCACCGTCCACCGCCGGCCAAGCAATGGTCATGGTACTCACGGCTATGCCCTGGTCCACGGCATAGTCGGAAGACAGGCTCACGCTCGCCGGTGGCGGTACCGTGGTCACCGGAATGACGCTGATCGGCCGCTCGTCCAGCTTCGCGCCAGTGTCGATAACAGCGAACTTGCTGGGGTTGAACTCCAGCGCAGTGAACTCGTACTCGCCTTCCGTGGTGCGGGTGCGCTTCAGAACCCGGAACAGCTGGACGGCCAGGTCCTCGTAGTCGATCGCCCACTGAAGCTGCGGCTCAGGCTGGAGCGCATAGGCGACAGTCACCGTCACGGCACGGCCCGCAACAGATTCTACGGTGCGACCCTGGGCCGTGCCGTTGGGAAGGTTCACAATCAGGCGGTCGCCGGGCTTGATCGGGGTGTCGCGGTCTAACGTCACGGTGCGCCCAGCAACAGCGGAGATTCGGCCGCCGTTCGGCCTGCCGGCGACGAGTTCGTCGGCAACCGGAATGACGTACCCAGGCAGCACGTTCGCGCCTTCCATCCCGGTCTTGAATGTGACGGTGCGGTCCTGGTTGTTGCTCAGCAGCGCCCACTTCCCGCGGCGCTGGGCCTCGCTGGCCCGGGTGCAGCCGATCGCGGATAGCTCGATTGGCCGATCCCGGTACCGGCGCTGCAGCGCCAGGTCGGTAACAGGAATGACGTCGGTGTCGTAGTTGTTCGCCGGGTTGTCGTAGCTGACCAGGGCACGACTGTAGTGCGTGCCGCGCTCGGCGCCGCCGTACACGAAGTCACCGTCGATGACGTTCGCGCGCGTGAAGACATAGTCGATGTCCTGCGCCCGGGGCATGTCAGCGTGCAAGAACAGTGCGCCCTGGGCCCAGTACACCATCCCGCGGTAGATTGCGGACAGGTCGCGCAACAGCGTCCAGGCCTCGGCCTTGCCCTGCAGGTTCAGATCGCAGAGGTAGCGAGGCTCCATGCCGCCGACGCCGTCGGGCACCAACTGGTCGCAATACTGGGCGATGCGGTACATCTCCCACTTGTCCACCATCCAAGACTGGATGCGCTTGCCCAGGCCGAAACGGTCTTCTACGCAGATCCCGTAGGTCGCCCATACCGGATTATTGGTCCAGGCCTGCTTGAACGTGCCGTCCCAGATCCCCGTGTAGGTCCGGGTCTCAGGATCGTAGTTGCTCGGCACCGGCCAGCGCCGTGCTTTGCAATCGACAGTGACGGACGGGATGTTCTGGAACTGCTGGGCATCGAACTCGATGTAGAGCAGCGCCGTGTTCGGATAGCGCAGCTTCTGGTCGATGATCTCGGTGTAGCCGGCGATCATCATCGTGTCTGCGACGCGGTCGCTGCCGCTGTTCGGCGTGAGGCGGCGAACGCGAAGCAGCCAGCCCGAGGTCGCCGCCGGCAGGTCAACACGCACAGAGCGCTGGTAACCGTTGGTGGTCTTGCCGGCCACAGCGCCAGGCTGGGCCTCAACATAGGGACCGCCGTCGGTGGCCACGTCAATCGCGTAGTCGATACGGTAACCGTTGGTGTTGCCGGCATTGTCTTGGCTGGCAAGACGCGGCCAAGAGAATCGCAGGCGCACGGCGGAGAGCTGGGTGTTGCTCAGCGAGCGCACGAACGGGTTGTCGCTGCGCAGTTCGACGTTGGTGGTCGTCTCGCTTTCGATCGCAGGGATACCCTGGATGTAGTCCTGCTCCACGGATCCGCGACGCCACTCCCACTTCACCCCGGGGAAATTGACGTTGCCGCTGGCATCCATGATCGGGGTGTTGTCCAGGTAGATATCCCGGTCCGTCGGCGTGCCCTCGAACTCACCCTCACCCACCGCAATCAGGATCTTGGCGATGTTGGTGGACCGCAGGCTGTCGGGTGCCTCTACCGGGGTTTTCGGCTTGCTTTCGCCGCCTTTGGCGCCGGTAATATCGGGGGAAAGTGCTGCGCCCATGTTTCCTCCAGGCAATAAAAAACCGCCCGGAGGCGGCTGGTTCGTAGCGTTCGAGTCAGGTTTTGTCTTCGGCGTAGATGGAGGCCGAAATGATCGCCCCGCCCCACCGGCGCTTGCCGATACAGATCGGGACTGGGTTGCCGCTGGCGGTGGTGTTCTTGGCGCTGCCGAAGGCGTAGCTCGGCAGGTTCTCCGGTGCGGCACTCTGGGACAGTCCCTTCGCCTGGGGGCTGAGCATTTGAATTACGCCGCCGGCGGTTAATGCGATACCTGGCCCCAGAGTTGCACCGTTCGTGAAGGGGCTCAGCACGATCAACACAACCCCGATAATTGTTTGCAGTAATCCGGCCCGCTTGCTGCCATGTACCACAGGCACAAATCGCAGTTCAGTCGCACCGCTGCGGTCAATCTCGTCCTCGCCTATGTTCCTGCCATTTTTGAACACGGCAAATCTCAACCCCCGCTCTTCAGCCCTGGCAAGCTCTCTGGCGAATCCTGGATGATTAACATCCATAGCCTTGACTGCCTCGCGGACAGTGCCCCTGTCGAGGAAGAATTTATGGTCCTTTCCAAACAAGCGCCTGAGAAAACCACAAAGAACGATCTCCGTTGGGGCTGGCATGACTCCAAGCATTGCTGACATTTGCGGATCTCCAGAAACAAAAAACCGCCCGAAGGCGGCATGGATTTATTCAAAGTGATGTGGGTCGTAGGTCGAGACCACTATTGGTGTCGCCGGATATCCTGAACCTCTGCGACTCTCCTTGCTTCAAGTCCGCAGACGACTCCTTGATGGACTGGCCAATCTCCAGCCCGCAAAGCCCATTACCCATGGGATCGCCTGACAGACCCAGAATGTGCCGCCCCTCGGAAACTCGGAAGGTCACTGTCTCACCCGTCGCAATACGGGCGGCGAGTTTTCCATCTATCAAAACGCCGACATAGCAACCACCGCCTGCGATCCATCCCGTGTCCCGGGTCACAGTGATGGAGGAGCCAGCGTGGGCAGGCGATTCATAAATGATACGCTCGAGCGGTGCGGCCTTGGCCTTATCCGAAGAGACAGGTGATGTTGTGCACCCCGCCAGCAAAGCCAGCCCCATTACAGCAAACAAAATTCGCATAACAGCTCCAGATAACAGGCTTATTGCAGCCATCCGTAGACCCACTTGTGATTCGAAGGCTCTGGCTTACTGAGCACGTTTTCCCACGATTGGGTGTAGGAGCGATAGCTAGACACCTGGGCTATTTTCCAGCCGCTATTGATGTCTTTGCGCTCAAGCACGTACCGCATGGGTTCACCAGCGTCCTTGGCCTTTTTGTCTTCAGGGCCGAGAGCCACGCCTTGATCTGGAAGCGTAGTATTCCTGATCTGCGCCGTCACTACTGCACGCGTGTCTGACTGAACCTCAACTCTAGTGATTTGTCGATCAAACGTAATAGGAGACTCGGCGCAGGGGCGCTGGTTGTAAATTGCGTCGGTAGAGAGCTCGGACAGCTTCTCAAGATAAGGGCTTGCCGTGCTCTGATTACGCTTGCAGATCGCAGCCATGAGCTGCGCACCGCTATCCTTGAGATGCCACCAAGATTTGACAGCTGCGTCAGGAGAATTATCGGGGTATTCACTCTCCTGAATAGACTTGAGCGCTTGATCAACACCCTGATCTACCGATTTACCTTCAAAACAACCGCCTAAGAAAACTGCCGCAGCGGTGGCTAGCGCTACATTCTTCATTGCCGCCCTCCTTGAATGAGGAGGCAATCTACCACCATCAGCAGGAAGCGCCAAAACCCCGCGATGGCGGGGCTTGGCTTTTGGATTGCTGCTACCGAGTCAGACCGTGCGCGACCACTTCTGGCATTTCAGCCTGCAGCTTTTCGGCCAAGCGCTTCAACGGCTTGGCCACCGATTCCTTCCAGAGAATCTGCTGAATCGGCTTGCCGTCGCTGTGCTTCTTGGCGGTGTCGGCGATTACGGCGAACTCCTTACCTTCGGGTGTCACCTCCCAGCGTTTCTTGCCAGGTTTATAGGTGACGTGATGCTGGAGCCCGCACCGTGCGAGCAGCTTGTTCATGCTGACCGCGCTCATGCCGAACTTCGAGCCAAGCTCGGTCGGCGTATAATTCAGCTCTTGCGCTTCGTTAACCAGGCGCTGCACACCGGCCATTTCCATCAAGTCGATGCCGATAGCCGAGCGAACCATGCTGTTGGCGCTCAAGATCGCTTGATTCCCTTCCAGACCAAGGCTTTCGGCGATTCGCTTGGCAGCATCGAAGTTGTCAGCCGCCACGGGCAAACGCCGTTCCTGCGGGATAACTGCGTCGTTTGCAGCCGCCGAGTCGAAGGTGCGAATTACGTGCAGGCTGAATGTCGGGCTTACCCACATGGCGTAGGCGTAGACCAGTTCCTTGCATGCATAGGTTCCCGGCGAGCTGCCACCACGTACAACCCTCAAAGCGGGAATTCCCGCTTTGGCGATTTCGTCCGCTAGCTCCTGGGCCTGGCCAACCCGCATCCATTCGCTTGGCTTGTGCCGGGGTTCGCCCCCTGCCGCCCTATGAAAGTCATTGAGGCTGAACCGGCCATCGTGGTCTTGGTGAATTTCGATACCTGCGATCATCAGCGCACTCATGCCGCAGCCATCCCTTTCGGCGCATCCACGGCATACCGCTGAGGCTCTTCCATCACCCGGCCTAGGCCTTTCACAAACGAGGTGATTTCCCGCAACTTGTTGCGGTAGGTGCGAAGCTCCCACCAGGCGCCGCGAATGTCGAAGCCGGCCTTTTCGAGATCCCAGAGCAGGCTTTCCAAAGGCGTGTTGACATCCCGCGTATCGCGGATGTCGTCGAGCGTTACGTCGAGCCATGCCTGCTTGTCGTTACGGATGGTCAGCATGCCATCACGCAGCGCAGCTAAGGCCTCAATCGAGTAATGAATGTTCAGCGGGAGCTGAAGCTGCGGCGGCTCCTTGGCGATGAACTCGCCCTCAATTACGTTGTAGGCCGCGATGAAGTTGCAGGCGGCTTCGAATTGGCCGGCCGGAATCAACTCGGTGCGCGGCACGTTGAAGCGGGTGTGCAGACGGTTGTGCATGGTCAGGGCGAAGCTTTGACGCTTGTCTGCCGCTATCGCCTTACCCTTGTCCCTGATAAGGCCCTTGATCACGCTCAGCTCGCTCATCCCGATCAGCTCATCAATGAGTGTCGGCATCTTGGCCTGCTGGTCTTCATAGCGGCCTGTCCTGCGGATGGATGGGAGCACTTCCGAGGTGATCCACTTCTTGAAGCGTCTAGCTTCTTCCTTGCGGCTTTTAAAGATCAGCGCGTAGAGACCAGATTCATTGACCACCTGCATTTCCTGGTCTCCGCCAGGGGTGCTCACAATGTGAGCCCCCTTTTCATCCTCATCCAGCATGCGGGTGAAGTTGCGAGAGCGGCCTGCCAGCTCAAGTGCATCGCACACATCACTCGCGACAAACCAAGGCTCGCCGCCGATCAGCAGCGTACGCACCTGCTGCTTGCCGAAATTGAACGGGATTACGTTTGTGCTATCATTCGCCATGACGATTTCTTCTCCGAAGTTGATCTCGTTACCCAAAGCCTCAGCGCCTGCCAGCACTGGGGCTTTTTCATGCCCGCTGTTTTTGCCCATCCTGCATCTCCTGCTCCAAGGACTTCCTCAGACGAAAAACGATTTCGCCGCTCAGGCTCCGGCCGTTCTCCTCCGCACGCTGCTCCAGCTTTTTCCGCAGAGTGCAAAGCATCCGTACCGCCGTAGTGATTTTCTCGCTTCCCATTACCGTGCTTCCTTTGCTTCATTTCTACAGAATATTCTTGCTTCCTTTGCTTCATTTGTCAAACACACGTGTGTCATTTGTTGCTTTGTACGTTTCTAGGCACGTACGCTGTGCGGATGCAACGCACCTTTTGAGCCACAAATGACCGATCTCTTCGCTGACAAACTCATCCGACTTCGTACGCAGAAAGGCCTCACTCAGAGGGATCTTGCAGCGATGGCAGGTCTTTCTTGGTCCCAGATATCGAAATACGAGTCTGGAAAGTCCAAACCGAGAAAAAAGGCGCTGTGGGCACTCGAGGAGGCTCTAGACTGCCCTGGCGAGTTAGCCGCCTTCGCGGAGGGAACCAAAATCGCTGTTGAGGTGCCTGCCGGACTATATGAGCGGCTGGAGCAAGCTGCTGCTGAAGCGCAGTTGTCCATTGATGAATACAAGCATTTCTTTCTCGCTCGACTGATCGCTTGGTCACACGACGAGATTCTTGGCATCCGCCCCCCTACCCTTTTTTCCAAGGAGGAGATTGAGCAGATGCAAAGCCGGATGGATCCAGATGAGGCTGACAGTCGAAGGGAAAAGCGCCTCAAGCAAATCAAAGATGGCTCGGACGATGAGAGCATGATCCTCGCCGAGCTTGAGGAGCGAAAAATTTTCGACGGCCGCTCAACGAAAAATAAGTAACCCCAAGCGCGGCTCGGCGGCGCTCCAAAATCTCATTCATTTCCAAGGACGATCATGAGCGATCCACAACCGCTGTCAAAGAAAG